GTGTTTCATCAACAGTAGCTACATCAGCAGACAAGCCATCATTAGCCTTTGTTTTGCCAAGAGCCTTTGCATTGAAGAACAGTTCCGGTGCTTCGCCTCCGGTAGTTACTTTGATATTGCTCCCGGCTTCCGGGTTTATATCATCAATAACGCCGAGGGCTTTTCCAAGGCAACTTTTACAAATAATAACACTCCCACCAAGCTCACGAGTGCGTGAGATAGCGAAAGTGTCAGTATTCTTGCAGCCTCTTACAGAACATTTTCTTTTCAGCCTCTTTGCATACATCTGTTTCAACTCCTTTAATAATAGCTTTTTCTCGGCTTTGAATAGCCTTTGAGCATCTTGTTCTTGTATTTTTCCAGGTCTTTTTCAAACTGTGTTCGGTTGTCCTCTTTATATTCCGCACCATAGAACTTATAACGGTTAAGGAATTGAGTCATACTGTCAACCAAATCATCATTAACGCCGTGTGGGAACGATGCGTGTTCTTCGATAAACTCATCTGTAAAGTCTGCATACTTGGGAAGATACACATTACCGCTTTCCACAAGACCGGATACAGCGTTAGCTCTTGCAACCTTATCCCCATCGGGATCAATAGCAATAATACCGGCAATTTCGTGCCGTAGCATTGAAATTATCGCCGGGCCATTAGCTTTATCCTCGATAAGAATAGCGTTACGCTGTGGATATTTGGCATCCATATAGCGGATAGCCTTTAAGGTTTCCGGAAAGTCCATTTGCTTTTTAAGCATATCAACCAAATAAAAATCGGCGTTTAGCTTTCCCCAAACCTCAATAGCAACATAGTCGCTGTCAGCATTTCCCTTAAATGTTGCATCAACAGAAATAACTAAAAGGGGAAGATGCTCCGGGAGCTTATCATAAAACTGCCACCACTCACGCTTGAAGATATTACCCTCTGCGGATGATGGTCGGCCCATATATAAAGCGTTCCAGGCTCTTTTACCCTCTTTGTATCTTTCCTTAAATGCTTTCAGCCACATATTGTCTTTTCCAATCTCCGGACAAAGTGCATCGCCCGGTTTTCTACCAAGCACATCGTTTTCTTCAGCTTCAACGGGAATGTTGATAACTTCTACATTCTTTTCTTTGCGAATAACACGCCCTGCCAAATCATCCTCGTGCCACCTGGTTTGTATAATAATAATCTTTGTACCGGCTTGTGTACGGGTAAGTATGGAGTTTTCCCATTCATCCCAAAGCCTCTCACGATATGTGGGGCTGTCTGCTTCCAATCTGTTCTTAACGGGATCGTCTATAATAATCAAATCGCCGGCGTTACCGGTAATACCGGACATAATACCACGAGTTATGATACTGCCGGAATGATCCTTTATTTCCATATCCCTATCAGAAGACTTTGAAAGGCTTATACCAAATATGAAAGGCCCGTATTCTTCAATCTTTGTTTTATTACGCCTGCCGAACTTTCCGGCAAAATCGTCATTGTAACAAGCCACAATACAACGCCTATCGGGATATTTACCCTCATACCACGATGGAAAAGTTTCTGTAACGGTCATACTCTTTCCGTGCTGTGGTGGTGTAGAGATAACTAAAACATCGTAAGGATTGCCGGTTTCGGTTTCAACAAATTCTTGTACCTTATTTGCCAAATACTTATGGAAGTTAGTATCAATCCATTTGTCTTTATGTACGAAATAGCAATACGAAGCATACGATGAACGCATCAGCTCCACAGCAAAATCATTTGAATAGTTAATCTCGTTTTGCATAACCGGCAAGCTCCGCAAGTTTAGCAATCTTATCATCGCCAATAATATCTACTCTGTTAGTCGGCTGACCGTCTGCCAACGCTTTTTTATCAAATAGAGTACCAATAGCGGTAGTAATTGCTTTAACATCGTGCAGTTGCAGCCCTCGTAGCTTTGTTATCAGTACGGTTTTTTCTTGTGCGCTTAACTGCACCTTGTTTGTAGTTGCAATCTCATCTATGAACATATCAAGCATTTCCTCTTGCTCAATAGCTCTGTCAAATCGTCTGTTAAGCAGTAGTAAGCCTTTGTCGATAATATCTGATGCAGCTTTTGAAAATTCAAGTTTTTTTTCTTCTTGAAGTTTTACAAACTGCTCGTCATTCTCTTTTGCTTTTACAATACTTCTAACAGTTGCCGTAGGAAGCTGTAACTGCCTTGCAGTTTCAGAGTAGTTATTGGTTACAGCATAAGAAGCCATAACCTTATAAACAGTTTCTTCCGGTGTCTTTTGGCCTCTTGCCATCTAATTCACCCCTTTACATTTATTTTTGTGTAAAATGAAAAGAAACAGACACCGAAGCCCCTACAAGCCTCGGTACTGTTTCTTTCCAAACAAGGAGGTTTTTATGTCGATTTTCATAACCAACAACCCACACTATCATATTAACACATATAGTCGGGACAAAAAGGACAAAATCATTCTTTGTCAATATATCTATAACAAATCTTCTTAACGCTGTCCTTAGTATTGCCCCCACCAACACAGAATGACACCTGCAACCAGGGAAGCCCGTTAATGAAACGATATGTAAATATCATTCGTGTTAAGCAATCGGGAATATCAGCAATATAACGCTCCAATCTGTTTCGCTCGTGAATACATTGTATCTGTTTTGCAGATATAATTGCTTCCAGGTCTGCAATTTCGGCAGCATACTTTTCATAAGCAGCACCTTTCATTGTGCTACTGCCTTTCGGCATCCCGGAATAGTTTGGCCCGGAAAGGCTGTATGCTTTTTGCTGAATTTCTGCAAGTCTTTCCTTATCCATTTCTATTTCACGGTTCAAATAATATAATTGTGATAGCTCTTTAAGTGTCATTCTGCATTTCCTCCTTTACTTTCTTAATTCTCGCTTTCAATACTTCCATCACATTATCGTGTGTTGACTCTCTGTCTTGAATTACAGCCATAACATCCTCATCAACACAGCCCTCCGCTAAAAGATAATGCACATATACCTTATCGTAAGGAGAACCTTGTCTGTAAAGTCGGCATATACTTTGATCGTTTAATTCAAAACTCCAATTAGGCGTGTACCAAACAATATGCCTGCCCCCGGCTTGTAGGTTAAGACCGAAGCCACAGCTTGCCGGATGCACCAAAAGCACATCAATCTCGCCATTGTTCCAGGCATCCTCATCGTTAGTGTCTTTGTAAACCCTCACACGAAGTTTTGTTTTTGATAACGCCTCTAATATTCTGTCCTTATCGTGTTGATACCCATACAGAGTCAAGCACGGTTCGCCGTTGATTTCTTCAAGCAATTCCATATATCGCTCTAATTTACAATCGTGAATATGCACAACATTCCTATCTGCATCATACACGGCACCGGCACAGAATTGTAACAGCTTACCGGTTAAAACGCCTGCTGTATTTGCAACAAGAGTTTTCTCGTCAAGCTCTAAAAGCAAATCACGCTCAAACTGCTTATAGGCTTTAAGTGTTTTATCATCAAGCACAACGGGGATCTCGTGAATGATACAATCCGGTAATTCCAAATAATCCTCTGCTTTCATACTGATACAAATATCACTTATTGCATCAAGTACTGCTGCTTCTGAACCCTCTTTTGCTGAATAGCTTGTAAAATGACCGCCGTGTGTGTTTGCATCAAAATACATCTGTCGGTATTGTGTGATAGTCTTACCAAGTCTTTGCCCCTCGTCAAGTAAATATATCTGTGCCCATAAGTCCTCAATACCGTGTGGCGTTGGTGTGCCGGTTAATAATACAACCTTTTTCATAAACCTACGCACCAACTTAATAGCCTTAAATCTTTTTGCTTTATTGCTCTTAAAACTTGTACTTTCATCCAGGACAACCATATCAAAAGGCCAATCCTGCTTATAGTAATCTACAAGCCAACAGACATTTTCTCGATTTATAACATAAACATCTGCCGGCGTATTAAGTGCCTTAATTCTTTTCGCTTTACTTCCAAGAACCTTTGACACTCTTAAATGCTGTAAGTGATCCCACTTGCTTGCTTCCTTACTCCAAGTACCCTCTGCAACCTTTTTAGGTGCTATAACCAATGCTTTCCTCATACTAAACCGAAAGTATTTCAGAATATTTATTGCAGATAATGTAACACTTGTCTTACCAAGTCCTGGTCTTAAAAACAAACCGATAGCAGGATCATTAACTACACGCTCTATACAGTATGCTTGATAATTATGTGGTTTATATTCCATTCTCTTGCACTCCTCTTATAAATTCCTCGACTTTTTCTATCGTGTCAATCCTTAATACCTTAAAGCCTAAACCCTTAATTAAATCACAAACCCATTTTTGCAGCTTCCGTAGCTTTTTGTTGGGTGCTTTTGTTTCCACGAAGTAAATTCTGCCATAAGGCACTAAAATTATTCTGTCGGGTACTCCGTTGAAACCGGGGCTTACAAATTTTAATGCAAGTCCGTTTAGTTCTTTTTGCACCCTGGTTTTTAACTTTTTTTCTACTTCACTTTCAAGCATCTAAAACACTTCCTTTTTTGCTGTATCTAACATTCTCACACGCGCACGCATATATACGCACATTAGGCGGTTTGAGAGTTTTTATTCTCTCTAATCTCTCTAATTTCACTACTTTATAGGAATTTATGTTAGAATGTTAGAAAAGTAGTAAAAAGTCAGTATTTATGCGGTTTTGCGGTCTAACATTTTTTCTAACATTCTAACAAAACACCGTTTTTCCGTGTAGAAATGTTAGATTTTAGTTTTCTAACAATTCTACATAGAAAACACATTTGTTAGATTAAATGTTAGAAAATATTTTTAGGCTTATTTGGCAGTAAAACCTCTCTGTGTTCCATAAGGGCCAAAATGTAAAGTACCCGATTTTTTCCATCCTTTAACCGTAGCAATTATTGAATTTATTTCCCTGGTGTCAGCACTTTTCATTTCACGAAGCGAACCGCCAAAGGCTTCAACCCATATCTCCATAGCACATATTCTGTTACGGGGTACAAGGTGGATGCTTTCGCCCTGGACAGCACCGCCCCAAAACATTCTACGCTTATCAATAGGCCACTTGCTCCAATCATCCGGCACTTGTCTTTCCATAAATTCAATAACAACACCCTCACGAGCAGATGCTTCTCTGTGCGACTCTTGCATATCCTTTGCTGTTTCTTCGATAGCTCCGGATAAGTAAAGGGGTTCGCCCACTTGCCAACGGACATACGCTTCAGCCCAAATTTGGTTGATTTCTTCGTCTGTTAAATCACGCCATACATTTTTAGTCGGTCTTTGTTCGCCGGTGTCTATGGGCCAAAAACGGCGGTTTCCGGTTTTATCTTGCAAGTATTCGTACTCATTTGTAGTACCGAAGAACACGCAAGTACGGGGGATAGCTTTAACATTACGCCCGTAAGCTGCACGGAAACGATCAGTTCTCAAACTCACAAACTGCTTAATTCGTGCTACATCTGTTTTACGGAAAGCATCAAGCTCCGCAACTTCTACAAGCCAAACGCCACGCAACAGTTCAGATGCTTCTTTTCCCTCAAAGGTTCTTATGCTGTCATTGAAATAGCCTCGGCTTAATTTATCAAGTAGTGTACTTTTACCGATACCTTGTGGGCCTGCAAGGATAGTCATATTATCGTATTTGCATCCGGGAGTCATAGCACGGGTAACGGCTGCCGTAAATGCTTTACGGGTAACAGCACGGTTGTATGCTGTGTCTTTTGCCCCCAGGTAGTCTATGAATAAGGTGTCAAGTCTTGGTGTGCCATCCCATTTACCTTTAAGCCCGGTTAGATAACTCTGTATATCATTAAAGGCGAATTTATTGGAGTGCAGGGATAGAGCACCATCAATTTTACCATTACCGGTAATCTTGTAAACTGTTTCAAGATACCAATATAAACCCTCATTATCGTTATCTTCCCACAATCTGCGTTTTCCCCGTCTATCCCAGGGAAGTACATCAAGTACCTCGCCTACACCGGAAAACTCATTAAGAGCGAATTTTCCTTTAAGCAGGGGATCGTGTTCCAGGATAATAAGAACATTGTTAATAGTTGCTTTGATTGCACCCGTTTGGCTGTTGGTTTCAAGTAGAGAAGCCCAATTTGCAACATCGTCTAAATTATCAGCCGTGATGCCCTCAAAGTCTTTTACTGCTGTTTCGTATCTCTCTTGTGCCATAAGAGAAGATACTTCCGGCAAACTGTTTGCAAATTCGCACATCGCCTGGAAAGATGGCAGACGGTTTACCGGTGTGTTAGCTTGTGCTTCATCATCCTTGTCAGCGAATTTGTGAAGTCTTACAAGGTCAAAAGCATTTACCAAGCGACCACTACAAGGATCTGTTGCGTGATGGCTGTATAAGAATTTACTGTCATCGTAGAGCACAGCACCGGCAGTTGTTGAACCACCAATGTATGTGTATCTTCCGGGCATATTGTCAACAGCTTCATAGATGCCGGGGATAAGTTCTTCCATAGCACGGTAAATATCGTAGGTACGGCAGAACACACCAACAACACCGTTTTTACTTTCCGGATCGCCTTGCTTTACTGCAAGTTTGGTAAACTGTGCTTGCCCCGGAAGTGCGGGCCAGGTTGTCATATCGTGCCAATCTTCGTATGTACCGAGTATTCCATCAGCAGATACAAACTGTTTATCGCCTACATAATATACATACTCACTATCAGAACAGCACGAGGGCCAATACATAAGTCTTGACACTTCAAATGTTGTAGGATCTGCAAATTCCAAGCCTATATATTCAGCCATACGGCGTGCAATAGGTTCGTATTCTTCAGCTGTTACTGTGCGGTCAAGGGGAAGAAGCACACGGAGTCTTGGAGCTGCCGGCTGATGCTTTCTTGTACTGTATATACAATAGCCACAGCCCAGGGCTTCAACTCTGCGGATAACATCATCCTTACCGCCTGGAGGAATATTATCGAGGTCAAGTGTAACAATATCACGCCCGGTAACATTGTTAGCTTTACGGCGTGGGCTGCTTAACGCACCGCCCACAAAACCGCCTATATCTTTCAAATCGTCTTGTTGAGCTTTCTTAAAGCTCATATATTCTGCAAGTGTTTCTTTGCCCCTTGCCGGCGTTTTTATCTTTTGCCATAGCTCTGATACAAGTAGTGTCTGTGCGTTCCATTGTGTCGCACGCCTGCTTGCACCGGCAGATATGGTTATCAATCTATCGGTTTGCATAAGCGGTTACTCCTTTATACCCCCAACGGGGGGGGGCTTACTTAAATACTCTGCCGGTCTTTTTGTCTTTAAGTTCAATTCTGTTTATGATCTCAAAGCCCGACTCTGCTGCTATAAACTTGAACATCTTTACAATAAAGCTCATTTTGTTTTCAAGAGCAGTTTCTTCTTTGATTATAGGTTTTAGGGCTTCATACGCCGTAGGATCTGCGTAGCCCTCGCTGTTACATCTTGGGTTTTTCTTATTTCCCAT